TCCTTTCGGTCAAGGTAACTATGGTAAGCTGATGGAAAAACTTTTAAATGGAAAAGACTAGCGCACAATATGAAGCAGACCTAAAAGAACTTAGAAGCGTTACTCCGAAAGTAAATAAGCTTGAACTGGAGCTTGCAACGCATGAAGTTCAGTGCGAAGAGAGATGGAAAACCTGCTTTCAGCGCCTAACCGATGTTGAAACTGGACTGCACAGGATAGAGTCTCGCATGACTGTAATAGGCGGAACCCTAATTATGTTCCTAGCAGGTGTCCTAGCAACACTAATCTCTAAAGGATAAATTATGAAAGACTATTACATTTTTGAAAAACGACAGCGCTGGAACGTTCACTTGGACGGAGTACTGGTGGCTAAGTTTGCTACTGAAGAGGAAGCAAAAGAGTACTCAGGATGGGTACCTCCCGCAGTAAAAGAGCTGGTAGAAAAGCTAGAGGACGTTGACTATGAAGAAGAGGAAAACGAAGACTAAAGCAAAAAGAGCTCCGAAAGGGTATCATAGAATGCCGAATGGCAAGTTAATGAAAGGAGCATCTCATGGCGGTAAAAAGAAAAAAGCCTCGAAGAAAAAGCGCGGCTACTAAGAAGCCAGTTCCAACGAACAAGCGACTATACTCGGCAGTAAAAAGCTCAGTAAAAAGAAAATTTAAAGTTTACCCTTCAGCATATGCAAATGCGTAAAGCCCGTATGAGACGAGGGTAATTATTGGTAGTCGGATACGGGCGGAAAGCTTGCACTGTAGGCTAAATACAGGCTCGGAAAGCCAGGACATAAGGAACAGACTATGAAATATTTAATTTTAGTATCTGCACTACTACTCGGAGCCTGTGGAACCATGAACGCTGCCATTGACGGCACTCAAGGTATCATCAACGGAACTCTCGGTGGAGTAGGAACCGCAGTAGCAGACATAGCCACCGCAGCCGGGGCAGATGTCTCAGGCGCAATAAGCAAAAGTACGCAAAAGTAAGGAGTAATTTTATGCCAGCAAAGCGAAAAGCGAAAAAGAAAGACTCAAGGATAAAACGGGCAGGCGTTACAGGTTTCAACAAACCTAAACGTACTCCAGGACATGCCAAAAAGTCTCATATCGTTGTAGCTAAAGTTGGCACCAAGATTAAGACGATTCGTTTCGGCCAGCAGGGAGCTAAGACGGCAGGGAAGCCCAAGGCTGGAGAATCAGCTGCAATGAAGGCCAAGCGTAAGAGTTTCAAAGCACGACACGCTAAGAATATAGCTAAAGGCAAAATGTCTGCGGCATATTGGGCGGATAAAGAAAAATGGTAGAAAAAGAATTTCATCCAGCAGACACAAATGGTGACGGAAAAGTATCCGAAGCCGAACAAACAATGTACCTTGAAGCAAAGCGCAAAGAGTTAGAAGACGCAGATGCTATGCGGGATGCGCAAAGAAACATGGCCTGGTTTGCGCTTGGCGGTATGTTACTTTATCCCTTCGCCGTAGTAGCCGCAGAATTATTAGGGCTGTCTAACGCTTCAAGTACTTTAGGGAGCATGGCCCCTACCTACTTCGTTTCCGTTGCAGCTATTGTAGCGGCATTTTATGCCAAGGAAGCAGTAGGAGGTAAAAAATAATGGATTTAATCTTAGACTTAGCAATGAACTTTTGGCAATGGACAGTACTTATTGTATTGATACTGGTAGGCTTTGTAGTAAATAAAATGGACAAAGAAGAAGAATTAATAGTAAGTTTTCAGTACAGTAAAATGCCTAAGATGGTTCCCGTACCTATTGCGACAAAAGGCAAAGGTTTTTGGAAAGGTATTCTTCTCTGGCTAACCGGTAGCCGTAAGTGGGTAATTGCTACAGATTTTCACTATAGTCTACACGGGGAAGAGTTTGTAGTCCCAGCAGGTTTTGAGTTCGATGGTGCATCAGTTCCTAAGTTTTTAGCAACTTTTCTCTCTCCTGTAGGCGTCCTACTTATGGGCGGCCTAATACACGACTACGGCTATAAGTACGCCACTCTCAAAAAGAGAGACGGTACGACTTTAGGCTACAAAGACCAGAAGTTTATGGACGGCATTTTTCGAGATATTTGTATTGAAGTAAATGGTTTTAAAGTATTAAACTACCTCGCATACTGGACACTGCGTCTTGCAGGTTTCGTAGCTTGGAACGGGCATAAAAAGAGGGGTACACACTGTGAAATGGTTTAAAATAGCAATGAAAGAGCGCACCTCCTGGGATGGCGCTATGTTAATAGCAATCTGCGGATCAGTAATACTGTTTGGCGGTTTAGCAAAAATGATGGCGTGGGTCGGTTTAGGCTACGGTATCTGGACACTCCTTAAAAAAGAAGATTAAAACATGGCAGTAGAAATAAGCAGAAGAGATATTATCTCTGATGAAATAGTTGAATTAGGATCTGAGGCAAGATTTCTTAAACTTCCAATAGCTCCTTATATGGATCTATTGAATGTCACTCCGTTACCTTCGCAGATAGCAATTATCAATGCGATTAATAACCCAAAGTATCGTTTTGTGTCTGCTGCCGTTTCTCGGCGGCAGGGCAAGACATACATAGCCAACATCATTGGACAGCTCGTGTCTCTGGTACCTGGCTCTAATATCCTTATTATGTCTCCTAACTATGCCTTGTCTCAGATCTCTTTTGATTTACAGAGAAATCTAATTAAACATTTTGATTTAGAGGTTACAAAAGATAACGCCAAGGACAAGGTTATTGAAATCTCTAACGGATCTACTGTAAGAATGGGCTCGGTTAACCAGGTTGATTCTTGCGTAGGTAGATCTTATGACCTTATCATTTTTGATGAGGCAGCACTCGCTGATGGCAGGGATGCCTTCAACGTTGCACTACGTCCCACACTAGATAAGGAAGGTTCAAAAGCAATCTTTATCTCCACGCCACGGGGTCGCAACAACTGGTTCTCTGAATTCTTTTATAGAGGATACTCCGACGAATTTCCCGAATGGTGTAGTATTCGAGCAACCTATAAAGATAACCCTCGTATGGCTCAGTCTGATATTGACGAAGCAAGAAAGTCCATGTCAGAAGCAGAGTTTAGACAGGAGTACGAAGCTGACTTTAATACTTATGAAGGACAGATCTGGAAGTTTGACTTTGAAAACCAAGTTAAAGACTTATCTCAACTTGATACTAGCAATATGGATGTCTTTGCGGGGTTGGACGTTGGCTTTAAAGATCCTACGGCAATGTGTGTAATTGCCTATGATTGGGATGAGGACAAGTACTATCTAGTTGACGAATACTTCAACGCAGAGCGTACCACAGAACAACATGCAGCTGAGATACAAAAACTTATAGAAAGATGGGATATTGACTACATCTATATTGATTCCGCTGCACAGCAAACTCGATTTGACTTTGCACAAAACTATGATATTAGTACTATTAATGCAAAGAAGTCTGTACTTGATGGTATCAGTCATGTTGCAGGAATTGCAGACAATAATTTACTGTTTGTAGATCAGGAGTGTAAACAATCTCTGAAATGCCTGGATGCGTATCAATGGGACCCAAACCCAAACCTAATAAAGGAAAAGCCGAAGCACAACATGGCTTCTCACATGGCAGATGGTTTGCGCTACGCACTTTACTCGTTTCAAACAGCACAGGTATCCTTCTAGCGATACCTAGCCAAAAATAGTTATTGACAAGTCACCCTAAAGCCGATATAATTCTATCAATGAAAAATCAGGAACCAGAACTAAAATGCCTCAGTTAAAACGCGATGTAGTAAAATATGTACGAGATAAGGCAAAGTCTAAGTATAATAAAGGTTCGGCTTGCGAGATTTGCGATGAGACAGAGCAGCTCGATTTTCACCACTTTTACAGTTTGACACCTTTGTTAAATCAATGGTTACTAAAGAACAAACATAATCCTGATTATATTCAAGCACTTCGGGATGACTTTATAGAAGAGCATCATGCTGAGCTATATGACTACACAGTTACTTTATGTCATACTCATCATTTAAAGCTCCACTCAATTTACGGCAAAGATCCTGCGCTAGGAACTGCAAAGAAACAAATGCGCTGGGTAGAGATTCAAAGAGAAAAACATGGCTTGGTATAACCCTTTTGAAAAGAAAACCGTAGACGTTGAAGAAAAGCTGAACCCTGCCCAAATACATATTGGTAATGGTGGTCACGGCGTCGAGTCTTCAAGAGAGCCTACGTTTAGCTACGAAAGAGCCTATGAAGACTTAGAGATCGTTAATCGCGGCGTAAATATGATTGTCGATGACGTAGCTGAGATTCATACTCTAGTATCTAAAAATAATGCTTTTCGAGGCGTTGTTCCCGGTATTAAGCGTTCCAAGGTAGAGACTCTTCTCAACAAGTCTCCTAACCCTTATCAAGATATTAACACCTTTAAACGTAACCTCATTATTGACTTACTTATTGATGGTAATATCTTTTTGTACTTTGATGGAGCTCACCTCTATCATCTACCTGCCACTGATGTGCAAATTCACTCAGATAAAGAAACCTACATTGAGAAGTTTACAATGTTTGATATTACCTTTAGTCCTGATGAAATTATTCACATTAAAGAAAACTCCTTCCACTCTATCTATAGAGGCGTACCACGTTTAAAACCTGCACTTCGTACTATGGTTCTTATGAAGCATATGCGATCATTTCAGGATAACTTCTTTAAGAACGGAGCAGTTCCAGGTTTAGTACTAAAATCACCAAATACACTTTCCGAGAAGATCAAAGAACGAATGATGGTTTCTTGGCAAGCACGCTACCGCCCAGATGCTGGTGGCCGCCGACCTCTTATCTTAGATGGTGGCATCGAAGTAGACTCTATCTCTAACGTTAATTTTAAAGAATTGGATTTTCAAAGTGCAATCTTAGAGAACGAAAAGATTATTTTAAAGGCGCTTGGAATCCCTCCAATTTTGATGGACTCTGGAAACAATGCTAACATTCGCCCAAATATGCGATTATATTATCTTGAGACTATACTTCCTATTGTTCGAAAAATTAATTATGGACTGGAAAGATATTTCGGTTTCGAGTTAAGCGAAGATATTACAAACATCCCTGCTCTGCAGCCTGAGTTACGTGACTCGTCTGCCTACTATACTTCACTAGTAAATGGAGGCATTATTACCGCAGCAGAGGCGCGAGAGCGTTTAGGTTTCGAGCCTATAGATGGTACAGAGGAAATCAGGATCCCAGCAAATATTGCAGGTTCCGCAGCTAACCCAGATGAAGGCGGAAGACCTTCACAAGAAGGAGAAGAATAAATGGCAGTTCGTCAAAGACAAGCAGTACTAGAGAAAGCTTTCAAACATTTTAAAGAGTTTGAGTTGCCTTTAAGTATTCAGCAAAAAGAATATATGGCAATTGTAGGCTTAGACGCCTGCTGTGTTATAACTGTTAAAAGAAGTTTTAAAGCATGGAAGTACCTTACTCATGCACTTAGGATTCAATATCCTGAGCTCTCAGCGCCCAAGGCACCGCCTAAGCCAGAGCCAAAACCTGTTACACCCAAAGCACCAAAGCCTGCACCTAAGGCAGCGGTCAAGCCTGCTATTAAACCAGCAGTAAAAAAGGATTAAGATATGAATAAAATCTTTAATCTTACGTCTACCTTCAAGACTCAGGCACAGGACGATGGTTCTGTAATGATTCGAGGGTTTGCAAGTACAGCTGATTTTGATCGCGCGGGTGATTCCATCTCAGTAGAAGCTTGGCAAAAAGGTGGACTAAAGAACTTTGAAAAGAATCCAATTATCTTGTTTAATCATGACTATGACAAGCCAATTGGTCGAGCTACAGGTCTAAAAGCTGGCCCTGATGGTTTGGAATTAGAATGTAAGATTAGCAAGTCAGCACCTGCTAATGTTGCAGAGCTAGTAAAAGACGGTGTTCTTGGGGCCTTTTCCGTAGGTTTCCGAGTCAAGGATGCTGATTACATTAAGGAAACCGACGGACTTATGATTAAGGACGCTGAGCTATTTGAGGTATCGGTTGTTTCCGTACCTTGTAATCAGTCAGCTACTTTTTCGCTCGCGAAGTCTTTTGACTCTGATAAAGAGTACGAAGAATTCAAAAAAACTTTCACTAATCGTGTAGATCTAGCAGGTCAGTCTCTGGCTAAGGACGAAGATACTTCTTCAAATATAGCTAGTGACAACACACCTAAAAGCGCGGAACTTATTTCCGCAGATCAGGAGATCAAAATGGACAATCAAAACATCGACTTGGAAGCTTTTGCAAAAAAAGTAGCTGAAGATACAGCTGCTAAAATCGCAATGAAGCAAGCCGAGCAAAAAGCAGCTGACGACGCAGTAGCCAAGGCATCCGCCGAAGCAGAAGTTGAAAAAGCTCAGGCTCTAGAAGCCGAAAACATCCGCGTCAAGACTGGCGTACAAACTGGCGTAGAAGCTCTTATGGCTGACGTACAGAAGCAGCTTAACGAAAAAGATGCTAAGTTCGACGAAGTTATTGCTAAGTACGGCAAAGACCTCGAAGAGAAGTCTGCTGAAATCACTGCTATGCAGAACAGCAAGAAAAGCTTCGGCGACCGTTCAGAAGGCAAAGGCGACATTTCTAAGTTTGCTAAAGAGTTTATGACTGGCCACATGCTAGGCGTAATGACTGGCAAAGGCTGGGATACTTCTTACTCTCAGGACTTGTTTGAAAAAGCAGGCGTAAACTATGCAGCTAATGCTGGTGACATCGCTCAAGGCGTTTCTACTCAAATCGAGAAAGAAATCATGCAAGAACTGAAGTTGGCCCAGGCTTTCCGTGAGATTACTATTAACTCACAAACTCAAGTACTGCCAATTCAGACCGACGCACTTCCAGCTACTTGGGGCTCAAACACTGCTGCCGCCGGTAACTTGACTAACCGTCCTCAGGTAACTGGTAACCAGTATAACGCTGCTCAGGTAATTCTGAAAGCTAACCGTCTGGTTTCTACTACTTTCATGGACAACAATGTTGATGAAGAAGTGCTCGTTAACTTAATGCCTATGTTGGTTGACTCTGTTGCTCGCGCCCACGCTCGTGCCGTAGACAACGCAATTATCAACGGTACCTCTGGTGGCGACGAAGGCTTTAACGGCTTGGAAGCTCTTGCAGGTTCTAACAGCGTTGCTGTTCTTAACTCTACTGGTAGTGCTGATGTTGCAGTTACTGCTGCTGAGTTCCTTGCTGGTCGTAAGTTGATGGGTAAGTATGGCATGATGCCTTCTGACCTCGTTTATGTCGTATCTCAGGCTCGTTATTATGATCTGCTTGCTGATCCAGCTTTTGCTGACATTACTGACGTAGGTTCTGATATTGCTACTAAGATCACCGGCATGGTCGGCGCTATCTATGGCACTCCAGTTGTTGTATCTGACCAGCTCGAAACTGAAGCCAACACTGCTTCTGTAGGCTACTGTGTTAACGTTCGTAACCACGTCATCCCACGTCTCCGCGGTGTATCTGTAGAGCAGGATTACGAAGTAATGAACCAGCGTAACGTAATTGTTGCTAGCCAGTCACTCGGCTTCAACCAGTTGCGTGCTAACAACGGCACTACCGATGTATCGGTTGTTAAGTTGATTCGTACTGACGCTTAATCTACAAAAGATTAGAAACGAAGGGGAGTTTATCTCCCCTAAGTTTTTACTAATGGACTTATAAATGGCAAACTTGATTACACTTGAAGAATACAAAACTTCGGAGAATATCCAAAGTACAAAAGAAGATTCTCGGATCAATTCTTTGATTTCGGCCGTGAGTGCATTAGTAAAAACTTATTGTGGAACTACCTTAGTAGACCACTACACTGAAAATAAAGTAGAAGACTTCACAGTTAGTTGGGCTACTAGCCTAGTACAACTGACAGAGACCCCTATTGTGACTATAGTATCAGTACAGGAAAGAGAAACTTTTAGTGCTAGTTATACTACTGTGCCCTCTACAGAGTACTATGCAGATAGCTCTACTGATAGTATCTATCGCGTTAATACAAGCGGTATTGGTAAGTCTTGGCCTACAGGCCCTGCTGCCGTAAAGATTACATATAAAGCAGGATACCAAGAGTGCCCCGCAGACTTACAACTAGCAGTTATTGATTTAATTACATACTATATGAAAGACGAGCACAAAGCCCGTCAAACTATGCAGGGCGCAAGTATACAAAACAATACTTCTTCTAGCCAACGTAATAACGTAGCGTTCCCAGACCATATTAAAAGAGTCTTGGATCTTTATAAGAACTTTTAATGAGTAAGCAATCCGTACTAGCATTTTGTAATAAGTTAAATAGTACTTTACAGAGTCAGGGTGGCACTAATCTCTACAGAGATCTTGTTGGAAATAAGAGAGTACATGTTTTTAAGTTCAGTTCTTTGGAAATGGCTAAACAAACAAAAATACAGTTAGAGTCTAAAAAAAATAAATTAGTACTTACACAAGAAGATAGAAAGGTTATAAATAGACTGTCAAAAGAAATGAAAGAAGATCTTGATAAAAAACTTTCAAAAATGGCAACAAAGGCTGAGTATAAGTATAAGTCAACAACAAATACTATATCGTTTAAGTTCGATTCAAGCGTAGGATCTCAACGTGTTATTACACTTGGTAGATCTAAAAGAAAAATATACCCTAGTGATGTATTTTCAAAAGTAAAATTAGCTTATCAGCCTGCCCTTAAAAAGTTCTTTAAAAAGTTGCAGGCTCATTTAAAAAGTACTACAGAAGTCAACCCAGAAACAGGAAGGGTAAGAAACAGAAGTTTACGTACTGCCAGTGGTAAAACTGCAGAAGCTGCAGGCCGTTACTATAATGCAGGCCACGAAAAAGGTGCAGGTATTTTTGAAAGTTTTTTAAGAGATAGTTTTGATGGTATTGCAAACAGTGAAAAACTTGATAGTAAGGCAACCTCCTCAGATTTACAAGATGTTTTAGGTGTAGGAAGTCTGATAAAAGTTATAAGAGATGATAAGAAAGATTCACACACTATTTCTATTGAGTCGGACTACTTGAACAAGCAAGGTAAAGGCGGAGGTGCTGAAGTTAAAGCTGCAAAGAAAGCTCTACAAAAACAGTTAAAAGCAGCCATTAAAAAATTAGAAGATTCAATAGATACAGGGAAAGGCTTAACAAAGCTAAAAGGATCTGACAGCATAGATGATAAGAAAAGAAAGAAAATACGTAAAAATATTGTAGACCCTTTTAAGAAGTTAAAAAATAAAAATGTTAAAGTAACTGCAAAAGATACTAAAATAAAGAGTAAAACTTCCTCAAATAAACTTAATAAGGCAAGTTCAGGAGGCAAGGGCCTAAGTGCAACTAAACTAGGGGTAGGAGTCGGGGCGACTAGAATGAGTCGTCAGAGACAAAAAGCTTCTGAAAGTCCCGCATCTAGCCCTTTAAAGATGTTGACAATGTTAAACAGTCGGCTTCCTACAGTTGTAGAGCAGAATATGGAAGACCCAGCTCTTAACCGGCGTACAGGAAGATTTGCTAGAAGTGTAAAAGCAGTAGATATCACAACAACAAATAAAGGCTTTACTAGTGTGGGCTACACTTATCAGAAAAATCCGTACCAGACTTTTGAGCCAGGGTATGCACAAGGTAGCGTAGAAAGAGACCCTAGAAGATTAATTGATAAGTCTATAAGAGAAATTGCAGCTTCTGCTGCAATCGGTAGACTATATACCAGGAGATTATAATGAGCAGAGCATACACTACAAGACGTCTAGGCATTGTACAAGCCATCGTTAGTAAGCTCAAGGATATAAACGGGTCGGGAGCATACTTAACAGATTTAAATGAAAATGTATCTCCAAGACTGAAGTTTTGGGATGAAGTGGAGGAATTTCCTACAGTTCACTTAAATGCTGGATCTGAGACAAGAGAGTATCAGGCTGGCGGGTATAAAGATAGGTTTCTTTCTATTACATTAAGATGCTACGTGCAAGCAGAGGACGCAGTAGAGGCACTAGACGAATTAATGGAAGACGTAGAGACTGTTTTAGAAGAAAACTCTCGATTAGAGTATTTTGATCGTACTAATACCGGTCAATTTACACAACAAATCACAATAGTCAGTATTGAAACTGATGAAGGTGTGCTTGAACCCATGGGCGTCGGAGAGATGCTTATAGAGGTTCGATATTAGAAAATGCAGGCACGAGCAAAAGTTCACGTCCTAGCCTTTTCAAGATAACATAGGAGAATAACTATGGCAGATAACATGTTTTTTAGCCGCGACAGTAAGGTTTTTGTCGCACCCCTAGCTGCAGATGGGTCAGAAGCAGGAGTATGGGAAATTCCAGTACTTGACGGATTTTCTTTCTCACAAGCAACTAACAGCTCAGAAGTAAGCTTAAACGAAATGTCAGCAGGCAGTAATGTCAGCCGACGCGGTCGCAAGATGTTCAACGACTCTCTTGCACCAGCAGAGTGGAGCTTTTCTACTTATGCACGACCTTTTATATCAGCAGGGTCTGGTGCAGGCGCAGCCGATAGTGCAGCAAACCACCACGCAGTAGAAGAGGCTTTATGGGGTATGACTGTAGGTAGTGCTATTCAAACTGGGTCAGCTTTCGAAGGCTTCACTCTTGGTACAGATGACCTAGACATCAGTTTTGCAAACTCAAATAAAACAAGTCTTGGTAAAGCAAATATTTACTTTACACTTGGCGGTACTACAGGTGAGTCCGCAATTACTTATAAGATTGCAAACTGTTGTGTAAACGAAGCAGGTATTGACTTTGATATTGATGGTATCACTACTATTAACTGGTCTGGTATGGGAACTATAATCACAGAACAAGCTGCCGCCCCTACTCGTACTATTTATGAAGCAATTGGAAGCACCAGTAACTTTATCCGCAACCGTTTAACTGAGCTTGTAGCATCCTCTTCAAGCCCAACTAGTGTATCTGCTTATGCTCTTACACTAACAGGCGGAAGCATTACTATTTCGAACAACATGACTTTCCTAACGCCAGAAACTCTTGGTGTGGTTAATACTCCGTTGGATCATGTAACAGGTACCCGTAGTATTTCAGGCAGCTTTACTTGCTACTTAAGCAATGCTACTGATTCCAGCATGGATCTGTTTGAGAACCTTATAGGCGGAACAAGCACTGTTACTAATGATTTTGATCTTAACTTCAAAATTGGCGGAAGCGCAGCACCTAGATTAGAGTTTGATATGCCTTCATGTCACTTAGAAGTACCTACCCACTCTATTGATGATGTTATTTCTCTAGAAGTTACTTTCCATGCCTTGGGCACGGACATTGACTCCACAGACGAATTGGCAATCAAGTACGTAGGTGCGTAAAAATATTTCTTGACATAGGAGGTCTTTTGGACTATACTATGAAGTAGAAAAA